TCAATTCTTCCAAATTAGATGCCCCTGAAACATTCCAAACTTTTCTTTTACCTGCGTTAAATTGATACCCTTGACAATATCTAATAGCGTAAGCCATCCAATTTTGAGCCACAGGACTTTCAATTAAATTTAACAAATTAAAGTAATTCATTGGTCTTGAAGTCATTGGTGTTCCCGTCAACAACCAAAGATATTTTGTTTTTAGTACAAAATGATTAACCAATTTAGTTCTTTGGGCTTGTCCATTTTGGATATAATGAGCCTCATCAATAATAATCAACTCAGGATTTAATTGAGTGATTAACGAATCTGTCTTACCTTTTAATTCGTGAAAGTTTTTTAGAATATCATAGTTAACAATTACAAAGTCGTGTTCCAATGAGAATTTTTTATTCTCGGCAATGAAAATACTTCTGTCAGTATAGTTCTCAATCTCCCTCATCCAATTTATTTTCAAAGACGCAGGACAAATTATTAAAATCTTTTTAACCCCCGTTTCTAACGCAGCAATAATTGTACTTGTGGTTTTACCAAGTCCCATATCATCAGCCAAAATAAAACGTCTCGTACCAACTAATTTCTCAATCGCCTCTTTTTGATGTTCTAATGGTGGTCTATTACTGTACTTAGAATAATCAATTATCACTTTTTCAGTTGTATGTGTTTTAATCAACGCACCCTTAGGCATCCAAAAGTCGTGTAATGTTTCACCCGAAAATACTTTACCCCAAATATGGTAAGCCTTATCTTTCTCAACTAATAATTTCTCAACCCAAATTTCTTTAGGTACAGTTGTATACAATTTTTCATCAGAAATTTTCTTAGCAAAATAGGGGTCGATTTCGACCCATTTCTTAGCGACCTTTGGTGTTACTTCTGAGTATGATATTACGTAATCTGATTGTGAACGTGTAGGAACAAAATTCTTATTAGTTAAGAATTTTTGTTTTAAATTAATTAAAAAATTGTTAGCACCATTATATTCTTCCAATATATTAAGAGCTTTCCTTTCAATTACTTCAAAATTATGTTTTATTTCGTTATTTTCCAAAACTATATTTAATTAATAAATAATAATCATAATTAAGATATTTATCAATATGTCAAATAATAAAGTTCCAATAACAAGATTAGGTAAATTTTTCGGTGCGGAAGATTTCGATTTAGATATATCTATGGGTGAAGAATGGTTACATGGTGACTTAAACTTTACAGTGGTGTTATATAAAATTGATAGACAAAAAACCATAACTGATGATGTTTATGGGGAAACTGTTAGTGATGGTATTAAGTTTTTACCACCAATCGAATTCAAAGCATTTGTTCAAGTTATGGCACCCGAAAATAAAAATGTGGGTAACTCTAAAATTGAACAATTCGAACCTGGTAACATTCGTGTTTCAGTTTATCAAAAACAATTGGAAGAATTAGGTATAGATATCGAGTACGGAGATTACCTTGGTTATTATGAAACTGAAACTTTAGTTAGATACTATACAGTAAATAACGATGGTCGTGTGGTTTCTGATAACAAACATACTTATGGTGGTTATAAACCATATTATAGAACAATAATGGCGTCACCTGTCGGACCAAACGAATTTAGAGGATTATGAAACTGATTATAACAGAAGAACAACTAAAACTAATTGAACGTGTTATAGATAACGAAGTTTTTTGCGATAAATGTAATTGGAATTGGAGTTTAGACGAGGGTGGTGACGACCCGTATATTTGTCATAAATGTAGACATAATAATGAAAAAAAATAAATGGCTTTACCTAAAAAAATAAAGAAACATATTCCATTAACGGATGAGAAAGTTGGGTATCCGAGAAGAGAGGAGTTGCTTGAAAAGATTAATAGAGACGGTACTTACCTTCCTAAATCAATACTTCATGCCGATTTGGATGGTGGTATGCTAGAATTTGTTAAAACAGATTTAAAAACTATTGTTTCAGGTAAAATAATCCCCATGATTGATATTTTAATAACAACACAAAATTGGGCTCAGTTTGCACAAACTTGGGATATTCAAAATATCGACAAAAACGTAGAACCCCCATTTATCACAATTGTTAGAGTTCCTGAAGTTAAATACGGAACAAATCCGTCAACTGTTTATACAATACCAAATAGAAAACATTTTTTCTACGCTCAAGTACCTACTTGGGATGGACAAAGAAATGGTGTCGACATTTATAAAATACCACAACCTGTCCCTGTAGATATAACATTCCAAGTTAAGATTGTTTGTAATAGAATGAGGGAATTAAATAAATTTAATCAAATTGTTTTAGAGAAATTTTCATCAAGACAAGCATATACCAATATAAAAGGTCATTACATTCCAATAATAATGAATGGTATTACTGACGAGTCGGTTAATGATATTGAAAAAAGAAAGTATTATGTACAAAGTTATGAATTCACAATGTTAGGGTTTTTAATAGATGAAGATGAATTTGAGGTGTCACCTGGTATATCAAGGGTGTTACAAGTATTAGAAATATCAACTAATAAAAGTAAAAAAGCAAAACACGAAAATACAAACCCTGATAGTTTATCAACTAACGCATTATTTGTGGTAGGTAATAATATATTAACTGAATTATTTAATTATAGAGTGGATATTAATATCGGTAACCTTTCAAATATAAAATCATTTGATGTTTATATTAACGAGGATTATTACGGTAGTGATTTATCAGTAATACAAATAAATACAGGTGATAGATTACGAATTGAAGTTGTTAAATACGATGATACTAAGGAGGGTATTATTGAATTAAATAGTGTACTACTTTAATTCTCCCCATAGATATCTTTAGTGTCTTTACACTTATCCATAATTAATTTCTCAAGAAACCTGTAAATTTTAATACCACGTTTCTCACAATACTTCTTTAGGACATCATGTGCCTCTTTCGAAATCTTTAAATTTTTAATCTCTTTTCCTTCATTTTCCATAGTAGAAAAAAGGCAGATTTTATTCTACCTAATTTATAAATACTTGCCACAAAGTAAAGTACTTTGGTTTTTTTCAGAATATTTATCAATAAAATAAATTAAATAAATAAAAAAACCAAAAAATAATGGCGACAAACAGTAAAGTATTCGTATCACCTGGGGTTTATACATCCGAGGTCGATTTGAGTTTTGTAGCTCAAAGTGTTGGTGTTACTACATTAGGTATTGTAGGTGAAACTTTAAAAGGTCCAGCTTTTGAACCTATTTTTATCACTAATTTTGATGAGTTTACATCTTACTTTGGGGGTACATCACCCGAAAAATTTGTGAACACACAAATCCCTAAGTATGAAGCGTCTTACATTGCGAAATCTTATTTACAACAATCTAACCAATTGTTCGTTACTAGAATATTAGGATTATCGGGGTACGACGCGGGACCTTCATGGTCTATAACAACCAAAGCAAACGTTGATAAAACAACCGTTGATTTCTTTTGTGAAAGTGCAACAACAGTTGATTGTGTAACAGAATGTGTCGATTTCAAAACGATTGATTTTGCGATTGATTTCTCAGGATGTAATAATAGTATTGACGGTATCACGTTCTTAGACCCAACACAATTTCCTGATGAAATTGCGTCTAAACTTAATTTACCATATGAAAATTTTGATAATAGTATTTCAACATTAAATGAAGATATTAAACTTCAAATTTTCAATATCTTAAATGAACCATCTACAGAATTAAGTTCAATTAATTATTATGGTACAATACCACATTCAGAATATGTGTCTTTATCAGCGTTTACTGGTTCAACTAACGTATTTGATGTTGACGGTGTTGATTCATCAAGTGCTGTTTATACCGCACCTCAAAATGATTCTTGGTACTATGCTTTATTTGATAATATCGGAAGTGGTGCTTATACAGGTTATTCTTTTTGGTCAATTGTCACTGATTTAACATTAATTCCTGTTACAACAACAACGACAAATATACCTACAACTACAACTACAACAACAACTAATCCTTGTGTAACACCTGTTCCAACAACTACAACAACAACTACAACCGCAAAACCTGTTGATTGTTATACAGGTACTTTAGTGGGTAGAGTTTATGTTTATTCAGGAACTGCTTATACTGATTACGATGATTTAGTTATCGCAACAATGCGTTCAAGAGGTTTAGCAACTTATGGTTCAGGTAATGATGGTGTAGTTTATGAAGTATCAGGTTTAACTGATGTTGAAATGGTATGTACAGGTGGTTATTCAGGTGTTACTAAAAACCCATTCTCAACGTTTGGTTTAAATGTAACTAAAGCTGACGGAACTAATTTATTTTTCGAAACTTCATTATCTAATTCAGATTCAAAATACCTAAGTAAGGTATTTGGTAAATCAAATTTTGGTAAAGATAGAGAATCTATTCCGTTATTTGTTGAAGAGACATACGCAACTTTATTAATTAACTCATACAGAAAAGGTTATATTAGAGGTTTAAATTGTGAATTAAACGCATTAGAATCAGCTAGAAGTGAAAATATTAGTTCAATCGGTTTCTACTTAGAGAAATATCAATCACCATCTTCCCCATGGGTTGTATCTGAATTGAGAGGTTCTAAAGTATTTGACTTATTTAAATTTGTTACAATTTCTGATGGTAATGATGCTAACACTGAAGTAAAAATCTCTATTGCGAATATATCATTTAACAACGGAACATTTGACGTATTAGTTAGAGATTTCTTTGACACTGATAATAACCCTGTAGTTATTGAGAAATTCACTAACTGTAATATGAATCCAAGTGATAACAATTTCATTGGTAAAAAAGTTGGTACATCAGATGGTGAATATCAATTAAATTCAAAATATCTAATGATTGAACTTAATGAGGACGCACCGATTGACGCATTACCATGTGGATTCAAAGGATTCACAACAAGAGAATATGCTGGAAGTCGTTCACCATTCCCATTAATTAAATCTAAATACGATTACCCAGGTGAAGTTGTTTTTGACCCACCATTTGGTTTATCTACAGGAGCGAACGCAGTTTCAACAAGTCCTGGTGATAATATTAGAAGAACTTACTTAGGTATTTCCAATACTGTTGGTATTGATACTGATTTCTACCAATATAAAGGTAAACAAATTCCAAACACATCAATATGTGATGCGGTTACAGGTCCTGAATGGTCTTATAGAACTAAAGGTTTCCACATGGATAAAAATGCTAGTGTTATTACAATACCAAACACATTTACAACAAGTGGTACACCTGAATTCGTTTGTGGTGACGCTGAATTTACTTCAGACCCTGATAATGAATCAAACCCATACTACAGATTATACGCAAGAAAATTCTCATTCTTAGTGAGTGGTGGTTTTGACGGATGGGATATCTATACTGAACATAGAACAAACAGAGATAAATTTGTTTTAGGTAGAGCGGGTTATTTAAATGGTTCTTGTCCTACATTAAAATATCCTACGGCAACAGGTTGGGGAGCATTTAAACAAATCACTGTTGGTCAAAACAGAGTTGATTACGCAAATACTGACTACTACGCTTACTTATTAGGAATAGAAACATTCTCTAATCCTGAAGCGGTTAACATCAACGTATTCGTAACACCTGGTATTGATTATGTAAATAATTCAGATTTAGTTGGTAGTGCAATCGAAATGATTGAGTTCAATAGAGCGGATTCAGATTATATTACAACAACACCTGATTACTTAATGGATACACCATCATTAGGTGACCCAATTGATATGATTTTACCACAAGAGGCGGTAGATAATTTAGAAGGTTCAGGAATTGATTCTAACTACACGGCTACTTATTACCCTTGGATTTTAGTAAGAGATACTGTTAATAATACACAAATCTACTTACCACCAACAGGTGAGGTAACTAAAAACTTAGCGTTAACTGATAACGTAGCATTCCCTTGGTTCGCGGCGGCTGGTTACACGAGAGGTATTGTTAGTTCGATTAAAGCACGTAAGAAATTGACTCAAGAAGATAGAGATGTTCTTTACAAAGGAAGAATTAACCCAATCGCAACCTTCTCAGATGTTGGTACTGTTATTTGGGGTAATAAAACTCTTCAAATTAAAGAGTCAGCACTTGACAGAATAAACGTAAGAAGATTGTTATTACAAGCTCGTAAATTGATTTCCGCAGTTTCAGTGAGATTGTTATTCGAACAAAACGATGATAAAGTAAGACAAGATTTCCTAAACGCAGTGAACCCAATATTGGATGGTATCCGAAGAGACAGAGGTTTATACGATTTCCGTGTAACAGTTTCATCAGACACCGCTGATTTAGATAGAAACCAAATGACAGGTAAAATCTATATCAAACCAACTAAGTCGTTAGAATTTATAGATATCACATTCTATATTACACCGACGGGAGCATCGTTTGAGAATATTTAATAAGAAGTAATAATATAAGCCGACATTTTTCTAAGTGTCGGCTTATTTATATTAAAAAGAAAGTAAAATGAATAGAAGAAGATTACGTGAAGGTTTTGATGAAACAGGGACACCTGATATGAAATATTACGCATTCGATTGGGATGATAATATTTTAGAAATGCCAACCAAAATCATTTTAAAAGATGAAAATGGAAATGAAGTACCAATGAGTACTGAAGATTTCGCTCATTATAGAGGTAATTTAGACAGTAAGGAACCTTTTGAGTATGATGGACATACTGTTGTTGGTTTTGCAGCAAATCCTTTTAGATATTTCACTACAGAAGGTGATAAAAACTTTGTTGTTGATGCGATGTTAGCTAAGTTAGGACCTGCATGGCCTGATTTTGTTGAGGCAATTAATAATGGGTCCATATTTTCAATTGTGACCGCTAGAGGACATACACCTTCAGTTATTAAAGATACTGTATATAACTTTATCGCTAGTAACCATAAAGGAATTAATTCAAATGAATTAGTTAAAAATTTAGAAAAATATCGTGATTTAGCAGGATATGGTGACATGTCTAAAAAAGAAATGATTGAGGAATATCTTGACTTATGTAAATTTTACCCTGTAACTTATGGTAGTGGTTCAGCGACCAATCCAGAACAAGGTAAGATAGACGCATTGACCGAATTTGTTAATTATATTAAAGAAATGTCAAAATTCTTAAAAAAGAAAGCTTATTTAAAAAATGAGATTAGTAATAATTTTGTACCCCAAATAGGGTTTTCGGATGATGATTTAAGAAACCTAGAAAAGGTAAAATCACATTTTGCTGATGACCCAGAAAATATAATTAAAACAATTTCAACGCATGGAGGAACTAAAAAGCCTTATTAATATATTTATTAAATAAATAATAAAAAATAAAATAATATTTAAATAATAAACTAGAACTAATTTTTATACTAGAATAATAATTTTTTAAATTCTGGAAGTAAATAGAAAAATTTTTTCAAGTGATATTTATAATAAAAACATAAACAAAAATTAAAATAAATAAATATGGCTGATTTACTAATGAAAATGCCGCTTCCTTATGAACCGAAAAGACAAAATAGGTTTATATTAAGGTTTGATTCTTCACTAGGGATAAATGAATGGTTCGTTGAATCTACTGCTAGACCTAAATTAACTATTGCTGCAACTGAAATACAATTTTTAAATACGTCAACTTATGTTGCGGGTAGATTCACTTGGGGAACAATCAGTGTTAAATTCCGTGACCCTATTGGACCTTCTGCGTCTCAAGCGTTAATGGAATGGGTACGTTTATGTGCGGAGTCTGTTACAGGTCGTATGGGATATGCTGCTGGATATAAAAAAGACGTTTACTTAGAAATGTTAGACCCAACAGGAGTTGTTGTTGAAAAATGGTTACTTCAAGGAGCTTGGTTATCTGATATCGACTTCGGTTCTTTAGGATATAGTACAGATGGTGTTGCTGAGATTAATGCAACTCTACGTCCTGATAGATGTGTCTTAATATACTAAGATAAAAATATTAAATTTAATAATCCACGTAATTTGGTTTACGTGGATTTTTTTGTGTTTATTAAAAACTGTTACCAATTATATTTAGAATAAAAGTAAATTATATGGAACAAAGTTTAATGCAAGCTGGACAAGAAAATTTTAACTTACCACATGATGTGGTAACATTACCTAGCGGTGGTATTTTTTATAAATCAAAGAAAAAATCGGTTAAAGTTGGTTATTTAACTGCGAACGATGAAAATTACTTATTGAATTCTAATCGAAATTCAAAAGAAAATATTGTTCTTGGATTGTTGAGGAATAAAATATATGAACCTGATTTAAGACCTGATGAACTTTTAGAAGGTGATGTTGAAGCTATCTTAATCTTTTTAAGAAACACATCATTTGGTTCTGAATATAGTGTTCAATTATTAGACCCCTCGACTAATAAATATTTTCCACACACAGAATATTTGGAGTCGTTAAATATTAAACAAACTGAACATAAACCTGATGAAAATGGTTTATATACAACAACATTACCTAAAACTGAAATGACCGTTCAATTAAGACCATTAACATTTAATGAAATAGTTGAATTAGATAGACAAGCGGAAGAATATCCTGTTGGATTAATTCCCCCAAAAATTACTTGGAGATTAAATAAATTAATTATATCTGTTAATGGAAATAATGACAGAGGGTATATTTCAAAATTTATTGATACATTACCTATTATGGATTCTAAGCATATCCGAAATTTTATTAACAATAATCAACCTTCTTTAGATTTAAAGAGGGAAGTAATAGCCCCGTCTGGAGAAAAGGTAACATTTGATGTATCCTTTGGGGCTGAGTTTTTTCGCCCTTTCTTCTGATTACGTAAAATATTTAATAGATGAGTTCTATATCTTA